TCCAGCGCCATCGCGATCCGATCCTCGCGATCGGCGAGCTTCGTTGCACGCTCACGATCGAAGTGCTCTTTGGCCTTGCGCACTCCGGGCATGTTGGCATTCTTGCGCGCGTTCGGCTTGGACGTGCGCCCGATGTGTCTGATCTTACTCTCTGACATGATGTCTTCTCCGAGCAAATGGTGAATGTGACAGTGATCGAGGTATGGAGACTGTGGGGATCGAACCCACGACCTACGGCTTGCAAAGCCGTCGCTCTCCCAACTGAGCTAAGTCCCCGTAACGACGGCAGAATCGCCGCCGGGCAAGCCATGACACCCGGTCGCGCGAGGTTGCCATCCCTCGCGCAACGAAGTTACTTCGCGGTCTGTCGACCGACACCGCGAAGTTTCGGCAGCGGCTTGCGCCGCTCGCCATTGCCGGCCGTGGCATCGCAGGCGATGCGATCGCCTTGCATGGTGCTGCGGATCATGACGGATGCGGGTGGGATGCTGTCCTCGCGCGGTCCGTCGTAGTTGCTTGCAGTGTGGAATTCGTCGGTCATGGGTCCTTCCTAGCACGTTTGAGGTCGGCGATTAAGCCTTATTGAGCCAGCACAGATCCGCGCAGTACATTTTGCCGGCCTTGCTCTTGAGCTTCGGCGCGCCGCAATCCTTGCAGCACTCGATCGTGTCGATATTGGCCTCGAGCGAATTCCAGCGTTGCACCATGCGATCCACGATGTCGCAGATCCGCCCGACGCGGTTGACGCGCGTCTCTGAGCCGATCCCGACGACCTTGCCTTGCGGGCACTCGGCGGTCGGCTTGCACTTGTAGAGCAGGGCAACACGAATCGCGTCTTTGCCGACATCGCGCACCGCGTCGCCGACGATCGTCGTGTAAACGACCACCTGCATGTTGCGCGAGAACGAGCCGTCCTTGAGACGAATGCGACGCGCGATTTGCTTCTCCTGGCCCTGCGGGATGTGGGGGCGCTCGCTGGCCTTCATCTCGGAGAGCTTGCTCAGGATGGCCGCGGCGAGGGCGCGGCGAGACTCGAGGTTTTCGGGAAGGTAGGTTGCGGTCGGCGCGGTGTTTGTCATGGCTCAGACATCATGCACCGGCCGCGGACGGCTTGCAAGAGTTATTTGCAAGGCGCATCCGTGCGTGTTCTCACAGTCTCATGAGCGCCAGGAGATCGCGCGCGGCTTTGCGCATTTCCTTGAGCTCGTAAGTGAGCGCCGATGTTGCGCGATCATCGTCGCTATTTGCCGCAAGTTCAGCGAGACGATTCGCGGCCGATGTCACATTCTGGATCTTGATCCCGAGCTCCTGACGCATCGCCGCGATGTCTGCGGCATCGATGCCGAAAACTTCCGCGGCCTTGTCATCCTGCCATTCGAGCGGCGAGACGAGCAAGGATCCGTCCGGTTGACGGACGCCCGGCGTCGCGATCATCGCCTTGACCAGATCACGCTTTTTCTCCGAAGAGACAGGCTTTGCCGGCTCGACTGGAGCCTCGAGCTCGAGGCGATCCGGGGCCGCGGCGACAGTCCGCATCGCCGCTTGCAGGCTCGCGCCGCTGGCGATGCTCTGAGCCTTGCGCGTGGCATCCGTCGCGGCCTTGATCTCCTGCTCGGAGAGCTCGCGAATGACACCGCGGCCATTGCCGACGACGTAGCGCTCTGCCATCGGCAGAGGTCGAATTCTGGCGATCTTCTCGTTCGGCCGATCGAGGTCGATATCCGCAACGGCGGTCCCGAGTGCGAGGTTCGCTGTCTCATTGCGCCACACGATCAAGCGTGGCGCTTTGACAGCATCGCGACGCAGCGTGACGGACGCTCCGATCGTCACGGTACCGTGGCCCGTGTCATGCTTGATCGGCTCGATCTGTGCGTCGTGATGATCAGAGCGCAGATCGGCCTCGAATTGCCTGTAGATGCCGACGCTCGAGATGCCCGTCGAATTGTTCGCAGGCACGAAGATCCGACACGAGCTCACCTGCCAGGACTTCGGGATCCCGAGATCCTTGTACTCGGATCCCGTGAGAGGCAGGAGGCCGCTGATCTTCGCGGCAGAGTAGAGACTGGTCAGCAGGTGCTTCATGCGGCGACTGTCACATGAAGCACCGCACGAGTCAAGTTCAGCCGACGAATTCGCCGGCGACGATTCGCTTGACCAGCTTCGCGAAGGCTGGCGTTCCCTGCTGGATCTGGGCCTTGCCGTTGTAGATCGTGGTCGTGCTGCGGTTGACACGCGGGCCGCGACCGCCAGCGATCTGCGTGATCGTCTCGACCTGCGGCGCGAGCTCTGCGACGATCTCGCGGAAGCCCGGCGACGACGGCACATGCACGATCGTCTCCTGCGAGATCACCGTGAAGTGCGCCAGGATGTCCTCGCCGCGCGCCTCGTAGACTACTGGCTCTTTCACGGCCCAGATCTCGAGGTTGGCCTCGATCATGGCCTCGCGGAGCGCCGGCCAGATGCACAGAGCCATGCCGAACGATCGGCAGCCGTGCGAGAGGCGCCAGTAAGAGGCGTAAGAGACGCGAGCGCCGGCCAGAACCTCGCGAAGCGCCTTGTAACTCGCCGCTTGGCGGCAGAGCTTGAGGAAGGCGATCGCGACGGCGATCGTGTTGAATGCGTAGCGATCGCGCTGGCCCACAGGGCCGACCAGAGCGACGATTCGGGAGATGCTGTCGGAAACGCTGAACATGCAACCCTTGTCGCACGCATCGGCTCGCAATGCAAGCAATGATCGCCGTGCCTGGACTGCTCGTGAGAAAAAGGGCATTCTGCGGCCATGGGAAAAGCGACAGTGAAGTGCTCGAAATGCGAGCGCGACAAGCCGAAGACAGCCTATAGAGGCGGCCGGCGTACATGCAACGAATGCCATAACACCCGTCGCAAGGTGCTCCGCAGGACTGATCCGCTTCGCGAGCTGTGCACGAACGCGGCCCGCCGAGCAGAGCTCAAGGGCTTCGAGTTCAATGTGACAGCGGAGTATCTGCATCGCGTTCTTGAGGCGCAAGACGGCCTCTGCTACTTTTTCAAGGTCCCGCTGCATATCGATGGGTCGACCGCAGATTCGCTGTATCAGGCGTCGCTGGATCGACTGGACAATTCCCGCGGCTATGTAGAGGGGAACGTCGCGCTGACGTGCGTCGCTGCCAACCTGGCCCGCAACAAATTCAGCCCCGAGCAGTTTTCGGCGTTCTGCTCAGAGCTTCCTGCGCACCTGACCACAAGGCCAGATCACGGTCTGCGATGTCTGCTCAAAAAACTCGGCGATCCTCGTCCGATCATGGTGAGCGGCGATCTGGACGTTGTGACAGCGCTGCGACTCGAGATGCGAGGCAAGGGTCAGATCGGTGCACTCTTGCATAGCGGAGGGATCGCGAGCTTCGTGATGCACCTTCCCACGGCGCAAGCCGACCTGTTCTTTCAGACACTTCGAGATCGCCGCTTGCTGCGCGCCGTGGCCGTCGATCCACAGGGGATGATCCATGCCTAGAAAAGCCAGTGAAAAGCCCGCGAAGGCGGTCAAAGAACCGAAGCCGGCCAAGCCCGCGAAGGCTCCTAAAGAGCCGAAGGTGAAGCCTGAACCTCGCAGCTCGAAAACCCTCGTGTTTGAGCGCGCAGAGGCCATTCTGCGCACGAATACACGTGGACAAGTCGGGCACCTGGATCAGTTCAAAAAGATCAGCAAGGAACACTCGCCAGAGGACGCGGAGCGATGGCTCGCAGAGCACCGCACGCAAACATTGTGGGCACGCGAGGCGCTCAAACTTCGCAATGCTCTGCTGTGGGACACGGAGACCACGGGCCGCGATGCAGCCGCGGAGGTCATCGATATCGGCGCGTGTCGTATGGACGGAACCGTGGTCCTGAACACGCTGATTCGTCCCGAGGGCAAGATCAGCAGTGGCGCCTCGCTAGTTCACGGCATCATGGCCGCAGATGTCGAGCGTGCCCCGTCGTGGGCGGAGGTCTGGCCATCGATCGAAGCGGCGCTTGCAGAGACGGATCTGATCATCGCTTACAACGATGCGTTCGATCGCAGACTGATCGCTCAAGCGTGCTTCATGGCAGGCTTGCCCGAGCCGAATCTACCACCTGCGCTCAAGCCTGAGCTGATGATCCGCTTCGCCAATTGGGTCGGAGACTGGGATGCGAAGTGGAACCACTACAAGTGGCACAAGCTGGAAAGCGGACATCGGGCGCTCGGCGACACTCTCGCCATGATCAAGGTGCTCGAGAAGATGGCGTCCAGCACCGTTGTATAGTGCCAGTTCGACGCACATATCCACAACCTAGACGCTTGAGAAGAGCCGCAGATCGCAAGGTCTGCGGCTCTTCGTGTATCGTCAACCCGTGGACTTCTCACTCGCGAATCGTCTCCCGAACCTCGAAGATCTGACGGCCAGGCGCGGCTTGGCGAACGTCATGCGCATGCGAGAGCCAGACGAGATCACGGCCTGGGTTCTTCATCAAAACGGCTTTGACTGGCAGGAGACGAACGCTCTTCGCGACAAGATCAAGGCACATTTTCAGATCTGGGAGGACGGCAAGATCACGCAGAATGCGTCGATCCTGGCTCGTTTGCGCAGTTCTAGCAACGGCGCAAACAAGTTCTGCATCGCCATCGAATTTGATGGAAATTTTGAGGGCAACCCCGGACACGACAACTTCTGGAAGCCCTCAAAGTATGGCAAAGCACATCTGACAGTGGCACAAGTAATGGCCGCGCGCAGGCTTATGCGCACGGTTCACGCGATGCTGCATGAAGCCTCGCCAAACACGCTTCGAGCAGTCTTTGCGCATCGCCAGTTTGGCGTGACAGCGAAGGGCAAGCCGAACAAGCCTCTGTGTCCTGGTCACGAGATCTGGACGCACATCGGCGAATGGGCAAAGGCTCAATTTGGCTATACGGACGGTGGCCCGGGATGGTGCTATCGCGTGAAGGGCAAAGATCACGGCATGCCGATCCCTGACGACTGGCGCGGCGTGCCGATGGCAGATGCAGAAATGACGGTGGCTTGATGCCTCTTGAGCGTACATCGAAAACGGCTCGAAAGCCTCGAAAACGGCAGGAAACTGACGTTTACAAGCTGATCTACAAGCGACTTTGCGAAGGTATCCCTGACGAAGAGATCGCTGACGAGCTGAACGTCAGCGACGAAGAATTCGAGAAGCTCAAGCTCGAGGCGTTCCGCGCAAAGGCCCTGGAGTACAAGCAAAAGCCGCCTGAGCACACGTACGTTGAATACGTGATCGAGCAAAAAAAGACACTCGAGATGCTGAACAAGCTGATTCGCGATCTCGCGTCGTGCGACGATCCGAAGGTTGCACCTGCACGCGTCTCGGCGATGCGCACTCGTGCTGACATCCTGGATCGCATGGTCTCCACTGGCCAGACGCTCGGGATGGTCGACAAGGCCGCAGACGTGACAAAGGTGGTCGGCGGCTTCGTGTTTGAGCAATTGGGTCGCGAAGATATCAAGAGCCTGATCTTCAAAGAGCTCGAGGGTCTCAAGCGAATCGTCGACACGACCGCGGTGTCGATCGAGCAAGTGACAGTGCCTCCCCTGCACTACGGCGACTCGGGAGACGAGAACGCAGTGCAACATGTGGCGGACGATGACGATGACTGACAGGGCCTAACATGGCCACGAGAGCAGGAGACTGACACAAACATGGCTTCCCCGTCCAACCGAATCGAGACTGGCACTTTCCGCGCGAACGGCGGCGCTGCCGTGCTTTGCGACCTCCCGGGCTTCCGTCCGCTTTCCATCGACATCTTCGGCGCCAACGGCTCGAAGATGGAATGGCACTCGGGCATGGAGGCTGGCACTGCATGGAAAACCGTGATCGGCGGCACGCGATCGCTGGTCGCTTCGCCCGGCGGCATCACGGCAACGTCGACCGGCTTCGAGCTCGGGACCGATGCCACGCTGAACACTGGCACGCAGGTGATCACCTTCCGCGTTCACGGCTGATTCGCGCTGACAGCCGCATCCTCGGGGCATGTCGACCATCGATTCGGCCCCGACCTACACCTTGCACCGCGAGCTCGTGGAAGCGCCAGACGGCGCTGTCACACTCGAGATGCAAGGTTTCAACGCGTCCGGCTACGAAAAAGTGCATGTGCAAGTGGTCGCGGCCGATGGCGCGAACCCGTCTGTCGAGGTTCTCGTTTGGAGCGACACGCTCGGGAAATTCATCTCCGTGCATACGCCGATGGCCTTCGCTGGCAAGGGCGTCGATTCGTCCTACGAATTCACCGTCGACGCACTCGGGCGTCGAATGTTCGTTGCAGTGACAGCGATCGCCGCTGGTACTGCCAGTGTCTATATCGCAGGTTGGCATGCGTGACGATCGCTCATTCTTGCTTGACGCTCAAGGCGTCGACCCCCGCCGCGTAGCTGATCAAGCTGTCGCGGACCTTGTCGCAGAGCTCTCCGGCCTCGATCCTGAGAAGCTCGCGAAGGCGGAGCGTAGCGAGCTGTTCAAGTTCTACGAGCAACGCAGGGCGCTCCGGCTCGCTGTGCTCAAAGACAAGATCGTGCATGGTCATCGTGTCGACCTGCTCGCGACCGAAGTGCTTGGATATCAGGTCCAGCCCTTCCACCTGCGCATGATGCAGTTTCAGTTTCAGCACAGGGACAACCTGCAATTGTGCTTCCGCGGCGCTGGCAAAAGCGTTACTTGCACGATCACGAAGGCGATCTGGTATCTCTGCGTAAACAGGGACCTGCGCCTGCTTATTGCCTCGAAGAAGCATAAGAACGCGACGAAATTCCTCGGCGACATCAAGCAACATCTCGAGGGGAACAAGCTCCTGATCGAGATGTTCGGCACGTTCAAGGATCCGAACCCGAAAACGTCGCTCAAGTGGAACGAGGACGAGATCGTGGTCATGGGCCGCACGAAGGTCCAAAAAGAGGCGTCGATCACGTGCATCGGCGTTGATGGATCGGTCGCTGGCGGTCACTTTGACGTGGAATTCAGCGACGACATCGTCGACAACAAAAACAGTCTGACAGCGGAGATGCGGGACAAGATCGAGAATTGGTACAATTCGGTCCTGGACCCCTGTATGGAGCCGCCAGACGATGAAGTGCCCTATCGCGGAGACAGGAATCGACTCGGGACGCGCTATCACTTCGACGATCTCTATGGTCGCTGGATCGCGAAGATCGATGAAGACAAGGCGAGTAACCTCGAAAACAGCATGGCGGTAAACGTCATCCCTGCGCTCGATGAGAATGGCCGATCGCCGTGGCCGCAGAAGTGGCCGCCGTCGCAGCTCATGGCCCGCCGTCGCAAGTACGGCCTGATCATCTTCTCCGCGCAGTATCAGTGCAGCACGGATGCGATGAAAGGCGAGATCATCCAAATCGATGACTGCCAGCCGTGCAAGCCCTCTGAGGTCATGAATTTGTACAACGCTGGAGAGCTCGAAACCTTCATGGGTGTCGACCTCGCGATCTCTGAAAAAGAGACAGCGGACAAATTCGCAGCGGTCGTGCTGGGCCGCGATGCTCGCAAGAATTACTACGTGCTCGAGCACTTTTCCTCGCAGCTTCGGTTCAAGGCGCAGACGATGAAGATCGTCGAGCTGTGGAAAAAGTGGGGATGCACACGAATCGCCATTGAGAAAAACGGCTACCAGGGCGCGCAGCTACAGGCACTCAAGGATGCCTATAAAGACATCCCGCTTCGCGGCATCTCGCAGGACAAAGACAAGGTGACTCGCGCGCATCGTCTCTCTGCGATCTTCGAGCAAAAACGGATGTTCTTTCCGCAGCCGGGGAACGAGCTTCTGGTCGAGCAAATCGTGCTGTTTCCTAGCTTCCGCTACGATGACTCATTCGATGCACTTGATCTCGCCGTGGCTGCCTCGAAGCACCGTGAGCGCAAGATCCGGGCCGCAGAGGCGAATCTATGACCGAGACCACTGTCACAGTCGTGCGCAAGCGTCGCGGGCGCTCCGAAGAGATCGAAGAGCGCATTACGAAACTCATGTCTGGCGTGCCGCCTGAGCCTGCCTCGCACCAGAATTTCTCTGCCGAAGAGGCGACCATGTGGTCCGGCTCCGGCGTTGACGTTGTGGTGCCAGACTACGATCCGTCGATGCTCGCAACGCTTCCCGAGGACAGCGACGAGCTCGGGCAGTGCATCGACGCGATCGTGACAGGCGTCTGCGGATACGGCTCGCGAATCGTGGCTGACTTCCCGCTTGAAAAGGGAGTCGTGCCACCTGACATCGCAGAGGTGGTGAAACAGGAAGCGGCCGACCTGCAAAACTTCCTCGACTCGTGCGGCGCCGATGACGATTACGACTCCATGCGCACGAAGTGCATCACGGACCTCGTGACCACTGGCAATTGCTACTTCGAGATCGTGCGAGGAATGGACGGCCTGATCCAGTCGATCGAGCATGTCGTCGCGGCTCAGATCAGGCACATTGCGCAGGATGATGAGCACACTCTCGTTCGTGCGAAGATGAAGCGCAAGCGTGCGGATGGCCGATCTGAGCTCTTCGAGCGCGCAGAGTATCGTCGGTTCCGTCGATTCGTTCAGCTCTCGAATGTGCAGATCTTCGGCAGCACGAAGGGTGCCCTACAGCGCACATATTTCAAGTCGCTAGGCGATCCTCGCAACTACGATAACGAGACCGGCCAGCTTCTCGGGAAGCTAGACGCGACCGGAAAATACGTGGAAGACGCTCTCGAGGTCGCGACCGCTAAGCTACAGCATCGACTGGCGAATGAGCTCGTGCACTTCACGAGCTACAACGTCAAGGGCTCGAGCTACGGCCTGCCGAAATTCATCGGCAACCTCTACTCGATCGAGGGTGCGAGGCTCTGCGAGAAGCTAAATTACTTCACGTTCAAAAGCAACAATGTGCCATCGGCCGCTGTCTGCGTGAGCGGCGGGCAGCTCACGGAAAAGTCGATCATCCGTCTAAAGGACTTCGTCGATTCGCATATCGAGGGGTCGCACAACATGAGCAAGATGGTCTTGCTCGAGGCGGAGTCTGTCTACGAGAACGATGAGGCCGGGCCTGCTGTCAAAATTGACATCAAGCCATTGACAGCAGTGCAGCGCTCCGAAGGCATGTTCACCGCGTACCACGAGGATTGTCGTGCTGCGATTCGCGGAGCATGGCGCCTCCCTCCGATCCTCGTGGGTCGCTCGCAAGAGTGGTCCGGTGTCGTGATCGATGGTGCTAGGAAACTTGCAGATGAGACGATCTTCGCGCCGCTGCGGGTGCGATGGGACAAGTTTTTCAACCGCAAGATCGTGCCACTTCTCGGCTACTTCCTGCACAGGATCGAGAGCAACACCCCGAATACCACGGACAACGTTGCGCTTGTCAACCTGCTCGCAGCCGCCGAGAAGAGCGGCGCAGTCACACCGCGAATCGCGAGACAGGTGCTCGAGCAAGTTCTCGGCCGCGAGCTCCCGCCGTTCCCCGAAGGCTTTGATGCGGATGTCCCGTTCTCTGCGACGATGGCAGAGCTCGTAAAGAATGAGGCCGACCCCACGGAGCCCGGACAGCAAGTGACCGCGATCAAGTAAGACGCCCCTAGCATCGGCTGCATGGCATCTCGAGCAGGACGTACAGCCTTCGAGCGCGGGCAGCATGACGGCCGCGGCGCAGCACCGATCGAACCTCCGAAGGACGCGGTCGCGAAAGCTGTCTCTCAGGACAGCCCGCCGATCGGCGAAGAGGCGTTCTCGCAGTGCGTTCCGATCGTGAAGAGCACGAACGATGCAGGAGACTTCCTGCTCTTCGGGGTCGCGATGCGTCCATTCGCCATCGATGCACATGGTGAATTTGCAGATGCACCACTTGTTCGCAAGTCGTCGCATAACTTCCTCGCCGGCTACGGTACGGCAACGGGAATGGGCGTGCAACACAAGGAATTCGACCATCCGATCGAGCTCGTGGAGAGCACGATCGAAACTGTCGATCACGAGAAGCACGGTTTGCAGGTTCTCGCTGGTGACTGGACTGTTACGGCTCGTGTCAACAGCGATGAGCTCAAAGAGCAAGTCACGAAGGGTCTTTTGACCGGATTTTCGATCGGCGGCTTCGGGGCAAAGGTCGCTGTCGCTGTCGATGAAGAGCAGCCGGTCGCAAAGTCGCTTGACGGTGGCGTGCGGCAGGCTGTCGCCAAGTTCACCCGCTTGTCTGTAAACGAGATCAGTCTCGTGGACAGCCCGGCAAACGAGATCACATTCGTGATCGCGAAGCGTCGCAGCAAGGAAGATGAGATGAAGACTCAGACCGAAGATCAGGCCGCTGCGCTCGCCGCGGCTCAGGCGGAAGCCGCAGACCTCAAGAGCAAGCTCGAGACCGCGGAGGCCGCTCTCGCAGTCGCGAAGGCTCCTGCGGATCCGGCGACTTCGCCGGCTCCCGTGACGCCTACCGAACCGGCCAAGCCCGAGAACGATGCACCCGCCGCGAAGCCGGCCGACGTTGCAGATGCACCGGCCTCGCCGGCTCCTGTCGCGAAGGCCAAACGCTTTACGAAGGGTCGCGCGGCGGCTCTCAAAACGTTGCAGGAGCAACAGGCTGCGAGTGCGAAGGCTCTCGCTGATCTGCTCGCTGATCTGGACGGCGAAGCCGATGATGGCACGGAGGTCGATTCGTCTGGGCCCGAGGTCATCACGAAGGCGGCTGTCGACATCGACGCTGCGATCGCGAAGGCACTCAAGCCGATCACGGACGAGACTTCTGTGCTCAAGCAAAAGCTCGCTGCCGCAGAGGCAGAGCTCGAGGTCGTGAAGAATGCTCGACTTCCTGCGACCTCTCGCAACGGCTCTACCGTCACGAAACAGCGCGACCGCGAAGATCTGTGGGACAACCTCGTCTGAGCCGGATTCGCAAAACACCCGCACCATAGCTCGCAGAGGCAGAGGCACAAGTCAATGGCTACTCCCGACAACGCACAGATTCAGAAGGCCCTGATCGTCACTGACCAGATCGCCGCTCAAGGCAAGCTCGATCCGGCTCAGAGCGACAAGTTCCTCGACTGGGTCACGGATGAAACTGGCCTCAAGGACAGCGTCCGCATCGTCCGCTTCCGCAACGAATCGATGAAGATCGACAAGATCAACGTCGGCCGGCGCGTGGCGGTCCCGAAGGACGAGGCTGCTGATCCGGGCATCCGGCGCGGCGTGTCGACCTCGAAGATCGAGCTGAGCCCGAAGGAGATCATGGTCCCCTTCGAGATCTCGGATCGGGTCGCCGAGGTCAACCTCGAGGGCGAAGCGGTCAAGGCTCACATTGTCCGCATGATGGCCGCGACCTTCGCGAACAACCTCGAAGAGCTGTACATCATGGGCAACAAGCTCGGGCGGGCGATCATCGAGGCCGACTATCGCGACGCGGGCTCCGAGGTCAACCACATTCGCGACAATTACCTCGCGCTGGTCAACGGCTGGTCTCTCCTGGCCGATTCGGGCAACGTCATCGACGCGGAGGGTGAGAACATCTCCGCCGGCATCTTCTCGCGGGCCATGCGTGGCCTTCCGACGAAGTTTCGCCGTCGCATGAAGGACATGCGAGTGCTGATCAGCCCCGACCTGTGGAGCCTCTACCTCGAGCGCCTTGCGTCGCGTGCGACTGCCATCGGCGACGCGGTGATCAGCGGCGGCTCGCATGATCCGTTCGGCATGAAGGCCGCCGAGATCCCGCTGTGGCCGCTGAACCCGATCACCGTAGAGCACAAGGTGCTGAACGGCACGACGGCCGTGGCACTCAAGAGTGCCAACGTGACCGAGGTCGTGGTCCACCCTGAGACGCTGGGCAACGCTGCGACGCCGAGCTATGTCGAGGGTGTCGATTACACTCTCGACGCGGCTGCGGGCACCGTGGCTCGCGTGGCACTCGGCGCCATCGCCGATGGCGCGACGGTCAAGATCACCTACAAGGCGGCGCCTCAGATCATCATGACGCACCGCGATAACCTGATCCTCGCGATCGGTCGCGACATCACGCTCGAGAAGGACCGCGACATTTTCAAGGGCATGGATCAGTATGCTCTGTCGGCGAAGGTCGACGTGCAGATCCAGAACCTCGACGCTGTCGTGAAGGTCAAGAACATCGGCATCGGCGTCTGAGCCATGATCACGTGAGCCTCGCATGATAAGTGCGAGGCTCACGTGTTTGTGAACCTCGCAAGGTTCGGAGAATTCCCATGGCAAAGGCACGCATCACCCTACTTCACGCGACCTCGCACGAATCGCGTCACGGCAAGTTCCCCCGCAAGGGTTCTTTCATCGACACGACCGATGCCGGCAAGATCGCCTACTACACGCGGCAGTCCGAATTCTCGGTCTCGCCGATGGCAGAACCGAAGCCGGCCAAGGTCGCGAAGGTCGTCGCAGATGTCGCGAAGGTCGTCGCAGATGCACCGGAAGTGCCAGCAAAGCCTGAGCCGCAGGCTCCGGAGCGCCGGCCCTGGAATGCGAAGATGGCAAAGCCCGATCTACTCGCAGAGGCAAAGCGCCGTCGTCTCGCTGTCGCCGACGAGGATACGGTGAAGGACATCATCGAGCTTCTCACCGCTGACGATGAGGCGCAGGACGACGAGGACTGATCATGACCCGATACATCGTTGCTACTCCGGCCAACTTCGTTCCCTTCCAGATCGACGCTGGCGACTTCCAGGAAGGCACGCAGCGCTCGTGCAAGGGTTCCTTGCATGTGCGGCCGAGTGCCACGATGACGATCACCGCGGACGAGTTTTCTGTCCTCAAGGCCAGGTTGCCCGGCGCCGTGATTCGCAGCAAGATCCAGCCTCCGCCCGACCCCGCCGAGCAGCCTCCTGCGAAGCCTGCCGTGAGTGAGGAAAAGCCAAAGGTCGCAGCCCCGAAGCCGCGACGCGAGGAGAAGCCATGAAGACTCGACCTGTCCCTACAGACTGCTACATCGAAAAGGCTGCCGTGCCCGCTGGCATGAGCTACGACACCTTTTTGCAAACCGTCCGCGACGCGGCGCAGGTCTCGATTCGCAGTGCCTACAGCCCGGCGGATGACTATCCGGGTTACGTGGTCGAGATCTACGAGGACTTCCTGATCTTCTACCTCTACACGCGCAGCGAGAGCGAAGGATCGATGCACCTGCGAGCAGGGTGGACGATCGAGGATGGCAAGGTCGTGATCGGCGAATGGGTCCAGGTCGTCGAGCTCACGCAGTATGTCGAGGTTCGCAAGCAACGCTGGTCCAAAACCTCGATCTTCGATTCGCTGTTCTAACATCCCGCCGAGATCGGCATCGTGAGCCCTGGACCGCCCCTGCCTAGCATGCGACCAGGGCATCGTTTTATGGAGAAATCGCCATGGCATACGTGACTGTGCAAGATCTGAGAGACTTCGGGCTGACCGAAGAGACAGCAAGCGATCAGCAGGTCGCTGCTGCGATCGTGCTGTGGTCGCAGGTCATTGACAAGATCTGTGGTCAGTGGTTCGAGCCGCGCGCTGTCACATTCAGGCTTGACGGCTCCGGCGTTGACGTTCTGCATGTGCCAGTGCCGATCATCTCGATCTCGTCTCTCAAGGTCAACGGCGAAAGCGTCGCTCTCGCGACAGATCGTTACGTGGCTTACACGAGCCGGACGATCCCCGATGATCGCCTAAATCCCCGAATCAGGCTTGGCAGCGCAGGATCCTACTGGACGCGAGGCATGGGCCCGAGCTACGCGATCGGCATTCAAAATCAGACCGTCACTGGCATTTTCGGTTACGTGGAGGATGACCTCTCGACGCCGGCCCCGATCAAGTATGCGCTGATGAAGCTGATCAGCGAGAAGCTGAAAAATCCGCCGAACGCCAGCGAGGATCAACCGCCAGACGAGGGTCTCGGGCTGCAAGGTCCGGTGATCGAAGAGACCACGGACGGCCATTCGCGCAAGTGGGCAAACGTCGCAGTGAAGATGACGCGACCGGGCATCGCCGCGGGTATCACCAGCGATCCGGAGATCAATGCGATCCTGCTCATGTATCGCCGAGCGCCGATGATCGCGGTGACAGGGAGGTCGTAATGCTGCCGCATCTCCTGCACAAAACACAATGTCGAATCGAGCCTGTCGACCTCGAGGCCACGAGCTACGATCCGGAGGCTCGCGAGGAGATCGACAACATGGCCAGAAAGACAGCTTTCACGATCTCTGCTCAGTGCGAGTATCGTCGCGGCATGCAGAGCCGCACAGGCTCAGATCTCCAGGCAGTTATGCCTGGGGGCACGAATTTGGAGGAATTCGGCTATATCCTCGTGCGTGTTCGTGACTGTGCAAGCAAGTCGTGGACACCTGCTGTCGGCGATCGCGTTGCGAAGATGGGGCATCGTCTGACCGACTGCTACATCATCGCGATCCAACCGATCGGGCATTACGCAGATCAGAGCGGCGCCACGCTCCTGCGCTGCTACGTTCAGGACAGGACGCCGGCCAGCGTCACGAAAGGGCCGCGGTGAGCCGAGGTATCACGATTCGCATGACAGGACAGTGGCGCGAGCTTCGCGACTGCATCGACCCTCGCAAGTTCACGCAGCGTGTACAGGCAAAGGTCGATGCGATGATGAAGCGACATGCGAAGGCTGTTGCTGCGAAGGCAAAAGAGATGTCCGGCCTCGCTGCAAACGGGCCGATGACTCAATTTATCAAGGGTCGAAACGAGCCTGGAGTACGCACAGGACGGCTCAAATCGTCGATTCGCGTCATCTCGTTCGGTCGCATGTCATACTGGGTCGGCGTGCCGAAGTCATCGCCTGCCTACAAAGAGGCGGTGCTGCTATCAGATGGCGCGGTAGTCCCTGTGACCGAAGAGATGCGAAGCATGTTCATGATGCTTTGGGCGTGCTCTGAGGGTCGAGCGCAGCCCGACGCGCTACATGGAAGAGCCGCAGAGCTGTGGAAGCTGCGCCCCGGCGGATGGCTGCCATTGAAAGAAGAGACAACGCATCTGATCATCGTGCCACGCAAATTCATGGAAGAGGCGTGGCGCGACGTGCAACTGTCCTACGATCTGGCCGGACAGCTCACAAAGGCCGTGAATGCTGCATTGACAGCCCCGGCACGTAAAGGCAGGAAAAGATGACGATTCGCATTCGTAGGGACTTCGGAAAGAACGGGCACGACCATATCGACGGCTCCATGGGCGGCACGACCATGGGCGAAGCGCTTTACGAGATCGCGAAGGTCGTTCAGAACCTCGCGAGCGGCGCCGAGATCGCGAAGCCTGCGACTGGCTGGATCCAGTGGGCCACGAAGGCGAATCACGTCGATGGCGAGAAGATCGTCATCGGGCCCGTGACGTTCTGGCTGGACGTTACCGGCGCCTTCACGCCGGGCGGCGGTTACAATGCAACGAACGTCCGCCTGAACGTCAGCGGCGCGACCACTGCGAACGATGTCGCTGTCATCGGCGCCACTGCGATCAACGCAGCGACTCTCGATGTCTCTTCGCTCGCTGCGAACGGCGCGGGGCTTACGGTTCTCGTCTCGACGGTGCCTGGCGCTGCTGGCAATGTGGCGATCACGGAAACCGTCGCGCACGCGAGTTTCGCAGTCTCCGGCATGTCCGGCGGGCACGATGCGCTCGCCGCGAGCTTCGCCACGACCTTCGCGATCGACTGAGCCGCGGAGCATGTCAGCATGCGAACACGCGTGCTGATCAAGCGTTTCGACGCGAACGAGGATGAGCGCGAGCGTTGGATCCTCGGGACGTTGCGCTTGCACATTCCCGGCTCTCTCGAGCCGGAAGCCTACATCACGATCCCCAAAGAGTCGTCCGGTCTCTTCCCGCTCACCCCGAACCTGAGCGCAGAGACTTGGACGGCTCGACCTCGTGCAGTGAAACGATGGATCGCCTTCGAGGCTGATCTCGTTCACGTCACTCTGCCAGGCGAGACACAACCTGTCACTTCGGCCAGGTTCAAGCTGGGCGACGAATCGTCGTGGTACGCATGGGATGGCGGCGCATGGGTCGTCGATGCAAATACATGGAACACGGAAGCCGAGATCAGCGAACACGTCGCGACCTTCCCTGTCACTGCTCGTTCGATTCGCGTTCGCGTCAACCTGAGCACGACTGATCCGAAGCACGCGCCGAGACTCCGCGGGATCAAGCTGGCCTATGAGGCAGCCTTCGATCACATGGACGATTATCTGCTGCGATCGCTGATCCGGAGCCTCAAAACGATCCGGCCGATCGGTCGCGCAGAGGGTCGCGCAGAGCTGAATTCAAACGAATTTCCGATCCGCCTCGACTCGCCATACGAGATCCGCGGCATCCTCGCTGCATTCGACATCACGGACGATCCAGACGAGCTCGAGAACCTCTATCAGTCATGGTCTCCGGACGCAAGCGCAGGGCCGGCTCGCGTCGTGAGCTCGGGCATGGTCAC